GACAAGAGGTATTGGTATGTCACGTTAACCGGAAAAGGGAAAAAGGCATGCTAAAACAGCAGGATATGACCGAAACCGCCAGAGTGGTGTTTAATGAATTAAGCGTCACCGAACCGGCGACCGTCGGGGAAATTGCGCAGAATACTTACCTTTCACGCGAACGCTGCCAGTTAATACTGACTCAGCTTGTTATGGCGGGTCTGGCAGATTATCAGTTCGGTTGTTACAGACGCCTTCCGCAGTGAAGGCTTTTTAATTTGTGGTAATGGGCGGCTGGTGGGTGTTAGCGGCACCTGCCAGCCATCTGCTCATGCGTTGGGGTCACAAGCAAACCTCAGGCCCATCTGCTTTGCGCAAAAGCGGTATGAGCCTATCAGAGAAGTGCTTATTGATCTATGATTAATACTGTAAAAATATCCAGTTGTGAGTTAATCAACGCTGATTGCCTGGAGTTTATCCAGACCTTACCGGAAAACTCTGTCGATCTGATAGTCACAGACCCGCCATACTTTAAAGTGAAGCCCGAGGGCTGGGATAACCAGTGGGAGGGCGACGATGATTACCTGAAATGGCTGGACCAGTGTCTGGCGCAGTTCTGGCGGGTACTGAAGCCTGCCGGAAGTCTTTACCTGTTCTGTGGTCATCGCCTGGCATCTGACACCGAAATCATGATGCGTGAGCGCTTTAATGTGCTGAACCACATTATCTGGGCGAAGCCGTCCGGACGCTGGAACGGGTGCAATAAGGAAAGTCTGCGGGCGTATTTTCCGGCAACAGAGCGCATTCTGTTTGCAGAACATTATCAGGGACCGTATCGCCCGAAAGATGATGGCTATGTGGCACAGGGGCGCGAGCTAAAACAGCACGTCATGGCCCCGCTGATTTCTTACTTTCGTGATGCGCGTAAATCACTGGGAATAACGTCAAAACAGATAGCGGAAGCCACCGGAAAGAAAAACATGGCTTCGCACTGGTTTGGTGCCAGTCAGTGGCAGTTACCGAACGAGGGTGATTACAATAAATTGCAGGCGTTGTTTGCGCGTGTTGCGGCAGAAAAACATCAGCGCGGGGAACTGGAAAAGCCACACCACCAGCTGGTCAGCACATACAGTGAGCTGAACCGGCAGTATACGGAACTGCTGAGTGAATATAAAAATTTGCGGCGGTATTTCGGTGTGACGGCGCAGGTTCCGTACACCGATGTCTGGACGCATAAACCGGTGCAGTACTATCCAGGGAAACATCCGTGCGAAAAACCGGCAGAAATGCTGCAGCAGATAATCAACGCGAGCAGTCGTCCGGGAGACCTGGTTGCAGATTTTTTTATGGGTTCAGGTTCAACGGTAAAAGCGGCGATGGCACTGGGGCGTTGTGCGATTGGTGTTGAGCTGGAGACCGGACGTTTTGAACAGACAGTCAGGGAAGTTCAGGATTTAATCGTTTGAAACGGATGAGATTGCAGAATTAATTACGCACCATTATTATTCTGCTCCCGGCCCTTTAGCTCAGTGGTGAGAGCGAGCGACTCATAATCGCCAGGTCGCTGGTTCAAATCCAGCAAGGGCCACCATCACATACCGCCATTAGCTCATCAGGATAGAGCGCCAGCCTTCGAAGCTGGTTGCGCGGGGTTCGAGTCCTCGATGGCGGTCCATTATCTGTACCCTGCGTTGTTAGCTCAGCCGGACAGAGCAATTGCCTTCTAAGCAATCGGTCACTGGTTCGAATCCAGTACAACGCGCCACGCTTATTTTTCCAGGCTCGCTACGGCGGGTCTTTTTCATATCCGCGTCACGTCAGGCGCACATCAAACAAACACAGAATCTTTCAGGGGGCGGGATAGTCAGTGTGACGTTCTCTGGGGGCCTGTCACTTCCGGGGATAGGTGTTTTTACGGGCTGCTGGTGGCCCTTTTTTATTTACAGGAGAAAGAAGTATGTCTGAACCCTTATCCGGTTCCGGTACGGCTGCGGCGCTCGGCGGGGCGACGGTATTCGGGCTGTTTACCGGAATGGATTTCGGGATTGTGTTTGGCGCGTTCGCCGGGGCGTTATTTGTGGCAACGATGCCGCAGTCACTTTCAGTCTGGCGCGTGGTGGCACATTTTCTGGTGTCGTTTATTGTCGGTGTGCTGGGAGCGCGTGTGCTGTCAGCCTGGATTGCATCAAAAACAGGGTATGACGGTACATCAGCAGATGCGCTTTGCGCGGTGCTGGTCTCGGTGGTGTCGGTGAAGATTCTCTCGTTCATCCACCAGCAGGATATTGCATCGCTGGTGTCCGGTGTGTTCTCCCGCCTGCGGGGTGGAGGAGGCGGCAATGTTAAGTAACCTTCCCGGATTGCTGAATGTGGCGTTATGCACGGTTATCGTGCTGACGCTCTTTTTTTATCGTCGCCGTGATTCCAGACATAAACCGCTGGTGTCATGGCTGGCCTGGCTGCTGATGCTGCTGTATGCCTTTGCGCCCCTCAGCTATCTGTGTGGTCGCCCGTTAGCAACGGGCTGGCTGGAAGTGTTTTTTAATCTGCTGTTCTGCGTGCTGGTGATACGCGCACGCGGGAACGTCACAAAAATCTTTCCATTGTTGAGGTGAATATGCCGGGTAAATTCAGATTCAGCCGTCGCAGTGAAAAAAATCTGGAGGGTGTCAAACCTCAGCTGGTTGCTGTAGTTCGCCGTGCGCTGGAGCTGACGGAGGTTGATTTCGGTATTACGGAAGGCCTGCGCAGTAAGTATCGCCAGAAACAGCTGGTTGCGGAAGGGAAAAGCCAGACCATGAACAGCCGTCACCTGACCGGTGATGCGGTGGATGTTGTGGCCTACATCGGCAGTCAGGTGTCATGGGAGTGGCCTCTGTACGAGAAAATCGCACAGGCATTTAAGCAGGCTGCCGCAGAGCTGGGGATCGCTATCGAATGGGGCGGGGACTGGAAAACGCTGAAAGACGGACCTCACTTTCAGCTGAAGCGATAAGTAAAACAAAACCCCGGCTGGGGGAACAGTCCGGGGTTTTTAGTTTTCACGTCAAAGGGGAAATTGTGATTAGTGAGTACGGAGAAAATCCTCGTGGGAAAGTATAAAAGATTCTTTTTGAGGTTGTCCATTATGAAAGGTATTGAAATGGAAACTCCCGCGAGCCTTGATTTGACAAGGGCTGCGGCCTTTGCAATTCGCCTTGTGGCGGTCGCTGTTCTGATTTGGGCTGTGCGTTGGTGGTGATATGGCGCGAAAACACTGGACACACAGAATGCCGCGAACGGCGGTGAAACGGGCACTGGTAGCGATACTGGTGCCTTTTTTATTGGTGGGGTGCGTCAGCCTGGATAAGGCGCGCCAGCTTTTCGATACCGCGCCTCAGGTCTGTGAAATTGTCGACGGTGTTCGGCAGTGTCTGCAGAACTGATCGCCTGTAAGAGCAGAATATTTTGCTGAAAAATGAAGGATGCGCCAGCGTCCGGTAAGCATGAAATTCTGTGTTTGTGGCTACTCAATAAAATAAATTCTTTCTGTCGCCGCGAATACTCAAATGTTGATCAGTGCCCGGTGCGGCGACGGGCTTCGATATCAGGAGACGATGATGGAAAAAACAGAAAACAAACCGATTGTAATTGGTGCTGATGCTGCTCCGTTTAAGTTTGAGTTGTCTCAACTGGTGGAGATGCGTATCAGTGATGAATGGGGTGAGGTTAAAGCCCGCGCGCAGTATGCGGATGGCGAAAACCAGTACTTGATCCACTACAAAGCAGCTGATGGTCGCGCCACGACGGAGTGGTTTGGTGAGTCAATGCTGGAAGCAACAGAAGATGATCGTCATCCGGGTTGTCCGGTATTTGCCGGTATGAAATTACCGGAAGGTGCAGTTGAACTGCAGCCGGGTGAGGTGTTCGTAATGACAGACATCATTGATGGTAAACCGCAGTATTCGCGTATTGAAATGAATAGTAAGAGTGCTCGCCTGATTCGTGAGTAACAGGCATTACAGCAGCCCTTCACTCTAAGGGGTTGCTGTAATGTGAGAAATAAAAAACCGGTCACAGGGAGCAGCTACACAGAAGCGGCCGGCGAAGACCGCCAATACCACCCATGCATTGATGCAACATACTAATGACAATAGCCGCTATTGATGTAAATGCAATGTTATGCATCGACGAAAATAAAAAACCGGCAGGGGAAATCCATTGAAGATTTGCCGGTGGCAAAAGAGGGCCATGTTTTTAACCTTAGTCGCAGAGTTACGGAGTGCAACTACGAATGCTGCCGGTATATGGCTGAATGGCGTTTCAATGATGTACGTCATCTTATCTGTAAATGTTAATGACAAACGCTCTCATTTGTGCGGGTCCTTCCGGTGGGGTGGCCTGCCACGGGGCGGGAGCGTCGCGGAAAAAGGCTAGTTTTTGCATTTCCATGGCGGCGGCAGCATGTTTGGTAATTTATTGATAATTAAAAGTTATTTCTCTTTTCACCTGTACAATATTTTTTTCTCCCTGTCATTAGACCAGTTTGCAATTAATTGAAATATATAAATAAACCTGATTTTCACCTGCCAGATGGAGTTGCTTATGTCAAATGTGAGCGGGATCGGTGATGCTTATTACTGGAGTGTTTTTAAAATCGCCGAGGCCTTTGGGCTTCACCGGGACACAGTAAAAAAACGGCTCCTCGCGGCCAACACTCCTGTGGCTGCGACTGTCAGGGGGAACCCCGTTTACGCCCTGCAGCATGTCGGGCCTGCCCTGTTTAGTGTGAAGCATGAGGCAGCAGACTCTGTTCATGATCCATCCCGTATGGAGCCGAAAGAGAGAAAGGACTGGTACCAGTCTGAAAATGAAAGGATCAAGCTGGAAAAGGAGCAGCGAAAACTCATCCCCGTTGATGAAGTAGTCATCGTCTATTCGTCCATGAGAAAGGCTGTCGTCCAGGTTCTGGAGACAATTCCGGATGTTCTTGAACGCGATTGCGCCCTGACTCCTCAGGCCGTCGGCGTTGTACAGCAGGCCATTGATGACCTGCGATACACTCTTCAGGAAAAATCCTACGAGGCTTGTGCTGCTGAAATAATTCCTGATGAGGAAGGAGAGAGTCTCTAGGAGGAATAATGGGTTTTTCATCAGCCCGAAATTTGGGAAGGGACATATCGGCAGGATTTTCCCCACCACGTCGCATGCCGATTTCGGAGGCTGTTAAAAAATTCATGCGTGTTCCCAAGGGGGCTGGTAACTCGGTGCCATGGGATCCTGAACTGACACCCTACATCATTGAGCCCATGAACTGCCTGGCATCGCGTGAATACGATGCGGTGATTTTTGTTGGTCCTGCGCGAACAGGGAAGACCATTGGTCTGATCGATGGATGGATTGTCTATACCATCGTTTGCGATCCTTCGGACATGCTCGTTGTGCAGATGACCGAAGATAAGGCCCGCGAGCATTCTAAAAAGCGCCTCGACAGAACGTTCAGAAGCAGTGCGGCGGTAAAGAAAAGAATGAGTCCACGTCGTAACGACAATAATGTCCATGATAAGACGTTCAGGGATGGCTCGTTCCTTAAAATTGGTTGGCCCTCGGTCAACATTATGTCGTCGTCGGATTACCGGTTTGTCGCCTTAACCGATTACGACCGTTTTCCGGAGAATATCGACAGCGAGGGTGATGGTTTCTCCCTGGCCTCAAAACGTACCACCACATTTATGTCCGCCGGGATGACTCTGGTGGAGAGCTCGCCGGGACGTGACATCTGCGACAGCAAATGGCGACGTAAGTCGCCTCATGAAGCGCCACCGACGACTGGTATTCTTTCCCTTTACAATCGTGGTGACCGCCGCCGCTGGTACTGGCCATGTCCGCACTGCGGTGAATATTTTCAGCCAGCCATGGATGCCATGACCGGCTACCGTAATGAACCGGATCCCTTTAAAGCCAGTGAGGCGGCGTATCTACTTTGCCCGCACTGCAGCGGCATTATCACTGCGGAGAAAAAGCGTGAGCTCAATAGTGCAGGAGTCTGGTTGCGTGAAGGGCAGGTCATTGATCGTAACGGCAACGTTTCCGGTGAACCGCGCCGCTCCCGTATCGCCAGTTTCTGGATGGAAGGGCCAGCTGCTGCGTATCAGACCTGGGCGCAACTGGTTTACAAATTACTGACTGCAGAACAGGAGTATGAAGCGACAGGAAGCGAAGAAACCCTCAGGGCGGTTATCAACACCGACTGGGGATTGCCTTATCTTCCTCGTGCCAGCATGGAGCAACGAAAAAGTGAATTGCTTGAGCAGCGGGCAGAGCCAGTTCCTTCCCGCAGTGTGCCGGATGGCGTTAATTTCCTTGTGGCGACAGTGGATGTGCAGGCGGGACGTCATCGCCGTTTTGTGGTTCAGGTAACGGGCTATGGCAGCCGTGGCGAACGCTGGATTATTGATCGTTACAACATCACGCAGTCATTGCGCGGTGACAGCGACGGGGAGAGCCAGCGAATTGATCCGGCCAGCTATCCGGAAGACTGGGATGTCCTGCTGACGGATGTTTTTCATAAAAGCTGGCCGCTGGCCTCCGACCCTTCTCAACAAATGCGACTGATGGCAATGGCGGTGGACTCCGGCGGTGAAGACGGGGTCACTGATAATGCCTATAAATTCTGGCGTCGTTGCCGTCGTGATGGCCTTGGTAAACGTATTTACCTGTTTAAGGGCGACAGCATCCGGCGCGCAAAACTGATCACCCGTACATTCCCTGATAACACCGGACGAACGGGCCGACGGGCGCAGGCCGCAGGTGATGTGCCGCTCTGGCTTCTTCAGACGGATGCCCTGAAAGACCGGGTGAATAACGCGTTATGGCGTGACTCGCCAGGTCCCGGCTATGTGCATTTCCCTGACTGGCTGGGGAGCTGGTTTTACGACGAACTGACGTATGAAGAGCGGAGCAGTGACGGGAAATGGAGTAAGCCGGGTCGCGGTGCCAACGAAGCTTTTGACCTGATGGTGTATGCCGAGGCTCTGGTCATTCTGCATGGATACGAAAAGATCCGCTGGCCGGATGCACCGGAGTGGGCGAGCCGGGAAACCTGGCTGGAGTGTGTCCCGGACAGTACCGAACCGTCACCCTCACCGGAACCGGTATCCACGCCTGTTAAAAGTAACCGGCTCATTTAAACCGTCTGGTCTGTTTCCTCCGGCTCTACAAAAATAATGTCCATCATTTTTAATGGACACTATCGTATGAAACACCGGACCTGGATCACTGAAGCTTTACGTCTTCACTTTGAAGAACATTTACCCCGGGTTGTGGCCGGGCGTCGCCTGGGTGTACCAAAATCAACAGTTTGTAGTATGTTCGTGCGCTTTCGGAGAGCTGGCCTTTCGTGGCC